ATCTTTGCATGCACCATTGTAAATATGCTGAACCACCTGGTGTGGTAACATATCGTAGGAAGACATCAAAGTGTTTAGAGTGTAACTGTTTGTTAAAACGTATCTTTAATTGTTCTTTAAAGAACTCTTTTACATACGAACATCCTATGGTTATGCCCGAGTACAATGATGTTGGATTGGCTAAAAAATTGTTACGTAAATCTGATGTTTATGTTGAAAAGAAAAAATTATACCCCGATATCGAGGTCAAGCCCATGCCTGTTAATCAGGTGTGTCCTGAACTCAGTGACCATTTCGATATCCCGTATTCGTTAGTAATTCAAGATAGCTCTTGTAGTTATGTTGGTGACCCTGTTGATCGTAGCGTCGTCACTGATATGTTTAAATCTATCTGTCCTACTAACCAATATGATGTCATTAATATTCAAGAGAAGGTGCTTACGATTGATACTAGATTTGATTGTCGAGTGCCATCAGATAAAATTGTAGATCTAGATCGAACACCTGTGCGCTTTCTTGAATTTGTTTGTTTACCGCGAGTTGTTGGTGACCATGGAATGTTAAAGTTTTATGGATGCTTGTTATTAACGGTAATATATTTTATGTTATTTAGAAACTTAGTGAACGACATTATTGCTCTCATTTGTGATTCTTGTTTAGGTGCTTCTAGCATCTTTTTCTTGTATCACGATGATTTTGTTGTTGAAGCTAAGCGTGTTCTTATTTGTCCTATTTGGCTCACCGTTTTGAGGCAATCTATTGATATCAACGTCGAAAGACAAGTGTTGATTTGTCAAGTTGCGGCTCGGTTGCGGTGTTTTCCTGCGTTGAATATACCTAATGCTATTTATACTGATATATTGAATGGTACTCGTGAATATTTTCTACAGGAGCGTTTTCATCACCCAAATGTGTATTGGGTGGCAAAACGAGCCACCCTATTTTAATCGCTGAGGGCTTTAGGCTCTCTGAGTCACCTTTACCTGTTGAGGTAAGTGACAGTAAAACCATTTTTAGAACTGTGAACATACGTAAGAAGCGTGCTATTATGTATAGATGCTTGGATACCGTATACCGTGTTCTCAATTTTCCCCCACTTTGTGCTGATGTGCATGATGCACAGACTATTAAGAATGGATTTGCTAAGCGATTGTGCCGTGTATTGCCTCATTTTGATGTTGATGAGTTGAAGAATCTTAAAGAATTTGTTACCAACTTTTTGAAAAACAACTTTCCATACAAGATCAACATTATGTCCTATGGAGAATGGCGTGATACACTTTCATTTAATGGCGTCAGATTGTCTCAATTGGATGACGCTCATGCACTTAATAGGGGAGCTAAGCCAAATGCTCGTAAATGTCATCATATTGATACCCATGGTAAAGCCGAATGCTATCCAGGGTATAAAAATGCTAGGTTAATTAATTCTCGACCTGACATTTTTAAAGTGTGGTTCGGTCCAATTTGTAAATCCATCGAGAGGGG